CGTTTCGTCTCTGGTCTGCCGGCCGGCCTTGATGGTGGCGATCTCATGCCGCCCCCGCGCCATGCCGACGATGATGGCTTCGCTCTCGAGTTCGTTGCCGGGATGGCCGCGCGTCACCTGTACGCCGGTTAGGTTCGCCCTGTTCCCCAGGACGGTGACGAGCGTGTCCTTGACAACCGGGATCGTGCTCGACGTGCTCATCGGACCAGCGGTCCCGTCTCCTGGTGTCGCATGAGCGCGGAGTCGACCTCGGGGATACCGGTCGGACGGTTCGCACCGGCTATCGAGAGCGTGTACCCGCCGACGTCGGTGGTCATGCTCATGGCGCGTTCGGGGATTCCGCTCTTATCTCCGAGCAGCTTGTAGCGGATGGCGACCAGCGCGGCTTCACGCAGGTCCGCAGGCGGGGAGTCGTAGCCGTACTCGTAGGCGATCACCACGTTGCAGACGTCGGCGGTGAACACCCCCCCGTCGTCGCGTATCACCTTCCCCGAGTCGTACAGGTGCCAGTCGGTGAGGTCGGTCACGGCCGTGTCGTCAACCGTGACGGAGAGCAGTTTGCGCGGGTGCATGTTGCAGAGCATCAGCGAGGTCGTACCGTCACCGTCGTTTGTGCACCGCTCAAAGCGCGGCACGAAGGCGACGCCGCAGAAGGACTCGGACAGCTCCTCCCACCATCGGCGCACTTCCTGTATCCGCGCGGTCGTGAACTTCGTCTCGTCCGTAAGCCCCGAGAGCGCGCGAACATCGGCGAGCGCGACGTGGAACCCGCCGACGATCTCTACCTGCGTCTCGACCGACTGGGTAACACCGCCGAAGGCACCGGTCCAGGTCAAGGTGAACGCGTCGAGGTCGGCCTGCGGGGAAAGGGAGTAGTCGTAGACGCCGGGTGAGGCGGTCCCTGCGGCCGTAGCCGTGCCACTGGTCGCGACGGCCGAGCCTGCGGCGTTCACGACGGTTACGAGCACGTCGGCGTCGGCGCTCGTAGCCGAGCCGCCCGAGTAGAACGTCACCTGCAGGTCGCCTTGGGTGTTGCGCAGGATCTGGTCGCTCACCTATTCCTCCTCTGGCTCTTCACCAAGAGCGGCCAGAAAGTCCTCGGTCGTCTTGTAGGTCGTCACACGGCCTGCTGCGATGTCCGCAGACGCTGCCGCTTCACCGACTTGCCACTCGGCGGTCCAGAACCAAGCCTGCGTGGGGTCCGTGTCATCGCTCATCTACATTCCCCACTTCTCTCGGTCAAGCGGCGCGGCGTAGGTGTAGGAGGCGTTGCCCCACGTAGAGACCTCTTCGCCTACGTGGTCGGCGAGGTCTATCTGGCACACCCGGTAGCCGCGCGCCGTCAGTCGCCTACAGGTCGGCACGTCGTCGTATCCCTGAGACTCGGGGACGGGACCGATGACCTTCCAGTCCCGCGCACGCAGCGTCCACGTCCCTCCCGGCGCGGTGTCGCGGATCAGCGCCCGCACTCCCCCGGCCTCGACCATCTCCCGCGGTGTGTTCCACGGGTAGTCAGGTTCGAGCGAACCACTTGCGATCAGGATGTCGCGCGGCGCGGCTTCCCAGAAGCGCACCAGAGCTTCGATAGCGCCGGAGTGCCAGTAGATGTCGTCGTTCGAGAACACGACGAGGTCGGCACCGGAAGCCGCGCAGGCACCGATCGTCGCGTTCATGCCGTGCCCGCAGGTCGTCACCGGGTCGTGCAGAACGAGTCCGCCGAGCGAGGCTACGTAGTCGCTGGTCTCATCCGTCGAGCCGTTGTCTACGATGTAGAGGTCGAACGGATACCCGCCCTGGCGAAGCGAGGCGACGGCGGCCTTGAACAGTTCGTGCCGTCCGGTCTCGAACTGCTGATAGGTCAAGATGCCGACGGCGACCTTCACAACTTCGTTGGTACTTCGGGGACCGAGGGCCACGCTTCACCCGACAAGTCATGCGCGACGAGGTACCAATGTCGCCTTTCCATCTGTTCAATCGTGTAGCCGCTTAGCAGTTCTTCGATGTCACCGATGCCAGAGGGGTGTTCAGCTAGCCACACATCTCCAATCTGAATCGGCGATGTCTCGGGTCCCTCGCGCGTCAGGTGAATCCCGGTCCACGCTACCTTGGTGCTCCCGTCTGGGTACTTGACGGGGTGCGGCTTGTCACAGGTGATGAGTCCAAGTGCGCGTCCCTGCGAGTCATACGCTAGAGCACCCCTGCGTAGGCCACTGCACCCGCATACGGGTACCTTCCTTCCTTCTTCCCAATACGGGCCGTACTGTCCAAGCAGACGACTCACCATCGGTTCCCCTCCTTCACGCCGAAGTACCGCCTGCCGGGTCATACTGAGCACCCACACTGGGGTGTCTTGGTTTGAACCAAGCGGCGGCGCACGCGCAGCACAAGGTGTGCGGCTTCTCGCATCGCACGTAGTCGTGACCACAGAGCCGGGATAGTCGTGCCCAGGTCTCGCTTATGCCCCAGCCGTTTGTCTCGGGTTCACCCATCTCGGGAAGATCAGACTGCGGCTCATCGAGCGCTTCCCCATGGAGTTCAGCGAGGAGAGCGCGGTCCGCACACCCACGGCAGGGCAGGGTTCCGTAACACCACTCGTGGCAATCGCAGCACCACGTCCGGCCTTGCGGTTCACCCCGATGCTCACCACACTTCGGAGTCAGTGCCAGTCTCCCCATCAGCGCAGTACGGGTGGAGAGGAGACGGGCGAGGAAGGCGGGGATGGGATACCCGTCGTTCCGTCGAAGGCTCTCCGCTTCTTCGTTGGTGGTCAATCGCCTCTCGCTCATGTTTACAGTCCCCTCTCGCGGTACTTCTTCCCGCATCGGTCGCAGTAACCGAGTCCAGATTCACTCGGCTGGTGACGACTCGTTGTGCGGCACCACCAAGCAACAACCCGCTGCCACCTCGACAGTTCACCCATCTCCCACCCCCTCCATGTCGAACAGCGGCGCGTCAGTGCCTATCCGTTCACGAGCAATCTCGACGTACTCGTGGCCCTTCTCGATGCCGATGAAGTTGAATCCCTCACGCAGTACGGCGATACCAGTCGAACCCGAACCCGCGAACGGGTCGAGCACGGTACCGCCAGGCGGCGTGACTAGGCGGACGAGCCACTGCATAAGCGCAACGGGCTTCACCGTCGGATGCTTGTTGCCTTCGCCGCGTTCCTTGCGGGATGCCTTAGCGCAGTAGAAGAAGCGGGAGGCACCACCGGAGTCGCCATAGGTTGTCTGCACGTCCCCTGGCTTTCCCAGGCCGCCATGTTCCAGGAATGAGCCGATCTTCGTTCGTGTGGCATTAGTTCCGCTTGTTCGCTGTCCACTCTGCACGTCGAGCATCGCAGCGGCTTCTTCATCTAGGGCGACGTTGGCAGGCCATCGACCCGGTAAAGCGCTCGCTCGTACAGCGGTTTCAGCGCCCGTAGCATCCATCCGCCAGCCTTCGTGCACATGCTTAGACGGGTCAAAGCGCGTGGTCTCAGGTTCTCCTTCTATCCGGCACCCGTCTATGTTGAGAGCGCCCGTGCCCCAACGGAGCACATTCGCGGCCACGGTGCGCTCCGAGAGCGGCTTGCGCGCAACGACGATGGGCTCGAAGGCGGGCTTGAGTGCCGTCCCCCAACCCGACCAACGTTCGGCGTCGGGAGTAGCCGGGGCGGTGAGCGAAGCATGGCCGGGAGGTTGCCATCCATCGTCGCGGAAGTTGTCGCCGAAGCCTGCCGTACGGATGTTTCGGTTTTTTGCGACGACCCCCCGCCCCGCACCCGCCGCCTTGTCGATGGCCTTGCTCACATCAAGCGACTTTGGGAATCCTGATCCATACAGCCAGCAGAAACAGTCCCGTATCTCAAACCCGGCGTCCTCAAGCGCACAGACGAGACGGTGATAGGTCCGCGTTCCGCCGAAGGCGAGCAGGTAGCCGCCGGGCTTGAGGACGCGGAGGGCTTCGGCGGCCCAAGTCTCGTGCCACGATTGAGCCTTCTGATTCTCAGATTGACGAGTTCGGGCCGCGTCCGCTGCATCAGTTGGATTGTGGTTCCCGTGAAAGGACTCAAACGACGCTGCCCGCCGATTGCTCTTGCGTTCAACGAACGCCCCAGGCTGATCCCATCGCTTGCCCATGAACCCGAGGCCGTACGGCGGGTCGGTCACGATGGCATCGACCGAGTTCTCATCCATCTCAGCCATAGTCTCGATACAGTCGGCCTCGATGAGTTCCCAGGTCACGTGCTACTCCTGCCAAACCGCCACTCACACAGACAGCGCACTTTCCCTGGCCGCATGATTGGACCCTCCGGCCCCGCTAGGACTTCGCGGAGAACCATGCCCCCAGCCATCGTGTCGGTTCCAAGCGGAACAGAGCAGCCCACGAGGTTCATGTGCCAATTCTTCTCGTGTCCGCAGTCAGGACAAGGCGGGTCGACCTTCACGCGAGTGCCTCGATCTTCTCGGGGTCTACCGGCGCGACCTTCGGCACCTTCAGCAGTCCCTCGAGTTCGGCGAGTACCGGCTTCCAGTACGTCTCGGTCACCACGTCGGCGTCGTAGTTGAGCGCGAACGCCCGCGCCTCACGGCGGATGCGGTCGGAGACGTGGTATGAGCGCTCCATCGCGGCGGCGAGTTCGGAAACGACGACCCGGCCGTAGTAGCTCTTCTGCCGCTCGTCCCAGAAAGGTTCGGTAGGAACGAGCCAGCCGGGGCCGACGAGTTCGGGCATCGACGTGTTGTCGGCCAGGATGCAGGGGACGCCGCACGCCTGCGCCTCGACTATGGGGAGGCCGAACCCCTCGCCGTAGGACGGATTCACGAGCACGTCCATCGCCGAGTAGATGGCCGCCATCTCCTTCGGCGGTACTTCTCCGAGCGCGTAGGCCATCTGGTCGATGTAGACGATGTCCTTCTCCGCTATCCCGCAGGAGCGGGCTATGAAGTCGAGGTCGCAGCCCTGTCGGGTACGGTTGCGGATCGTGTGCAGGTACATCACCGCCGAAGGTCGCTTCTCCTTGAACTTGGCGAACGCCGCGAAGACCTCGGGGAAGGCTTTGCGGGGCGGCGCGTCACCGATGTTGGCCGCGACCATCCCGACGACGAAGGCGTCTTCCGGCAGGCCGAGTGCCTTGCGGATACGCGCCTTGTCCTCGTGCGGCTTGAACACTTCGGTCTCGACGCCGTGCGGGACGTAGTACGACTTCAGTCCCTGGTCCTCCAGCATCCGCTGGCCGAACCGCGACATGGCGATCGGCACGGCGCCGGTCCGCTTGAAGTAGGCGAGGACGGCCGGCGGTACGGGGTCGTGGTCTACCGGA